AAACCCCCCCGGTCCCCCCGGCCGGGTGCTGGGCCCACCATACAGCTTAACACCGGTGGGTACGGGGATGCCCCGGCAAACCCGCTGGAGTTCTTGCAAAATGCAAGCTTCTAGAGGCTTGGTCAAAAGGAAATGGATATATATCTGCTCCCCCTATACTTAAATTAAACTGGGGTGACTCAGAATTATTCAAGGACGAGCTTTTTATTCTCACTGCAGCAACTTATGAATTAAGTAATTGGAGGGGAAGTGTAAAGCAATATGACCGAAAGACCAAGGAACGGGTATTACCAAAAGGATATGTAGATACTAATCTGCTTCCTGCAATGGCAACTCAGGAACTGATATTCCGTAGGGTAAGTGCTACAAACCTTACTCATGGAGATATCATATCCCAGGAATTACTAAATAAAACTAAAGGTATAAACAAGAAGTAACATGGCAACAACAACTCCATATAACGTAGAAGATACTTTCATCCTTCACTATCCAGAAGGTGAGTATTCGTTAGAGAGAGTAGACAAAACCTATTTGTTAAAAGCTTCTGACATTACTCATGCTGTTATTGAAGGTGAGACTCTTCAGTCTATTGCCTTTAAGTACTACAGGGATTCTGGGAGATGGGGAGACATTGCTACTATCAACGATATTGTAGACCCGTTCAATATTGCTCCTGGAATGAACCTAATTATCCCTTTGTAATATGGCAAACATAAAAGATAAACCAGAAAAGAAGGAAGAGGTAAATGGTACATCATTAAAACCTGCTGATGTTTCTAACCTTCATCATGGTACAGCTACTCCATACATTGCTTTATTTAATGCTTTCCTGGAACCCATAATGAACCCTTTGACTGGTATTCCTTTGGGAGCTTATATGTCAAGGTTTAGTTATAAGTTTGACCAGGAATCTGAGAATGTATGTGAGGCTACCTTTGATACTGGAGACCCAAATACTGCTGATATAGATGAGCTCAAAGAAGGGTACGAATTAGGGGTCCAATTTGGGTACATCTATTCAGATGGTACTTATAAATCCAGTAAGTTACACTATCTTAAACTGAAAGAGATAGACTGTGTATTTGATGACCAAGGAACCCACCTTACCATACGCTTGAAGGATTCTGCAAATGACTTAAGAGGTTCTGAACCTTATAAGCCTTGTGGAGAGGACTATACCTTCAAGGATTTCCTTGATGGAGGTATGGGACTTCTGAGGGGAATTATTATAGAAAAATTTGAATCTGTAGGAGAAGAATAATATGGTACCGAATCCCGTTTTAGTAAGTAATGCCTACATAATGGAGGCTGTACAACCTCAAACTTTGGAGGAGCCGGTTGGCAAGAGCACTATACTCTATGCTAACCGGTTTGCTGGTGTTCAAGAGGTTGATGTTCAGGACTCTACTCTGTTGGAGATTCTAAACAGTACCATAGGTACTTCTGGTAATAATGTTCTGGTACAGCTTAAACAGAAGATGAAAGCTTATCCAGGAGGACCTTGGTACATAGACTCTAATGATGGAGTGGTTCACGTACATAATCGTAAGTTTACTAATAAAACTGCTCATGTTTATACTTATATGGCAGAACCTGGTGAACTGCTCTCTGCTTCATTCAGAATAGTAGAAGTATATAAACAAGATACTGCAGGCTTAGCGGCTTATGTAAATGCCGTAAATAAGACTGTATCAGCTTTGCTTAATCCTCAAGTTGATAATCCTCCAGAGAGACCTGTTACAGTAAGTCCAGAGGAGAGAAGACAAGATATGAATAGGCTTCAGAGAGAAAGGCTTGTACAGGTCCCTGATAATACCCGGGTAGATAATACTCGAGTAAGAATACAGATGGAGAATTACCGAGTTAATCAACGTATAAGGCAACAAAATAACTCTATAGCTCAGCAAGGTAGAGAATGGAGTTCTAAAACTCCCCAACAGAGACAGCAAGTACGTAACCAATACTGTAATCAGGCTTTCAATCAAGCTGTTGATGCTGGGCTAGAAGCCAGAGTAAGACAAGCTCCAGAATATCGTAATCTTATTATAAAATGGGATTATTATAAACAGATGTGTGAAGAGTATGGTAGTAATTCTCCCCAGGCTAAGAAAGCTTGGCAAGAATATAAGGGAGCTGGAGCTGACAGAGCTTATATAAGTGGTATTTCAACCAAAGCTTACTGGGATTGGCATAAGTTATATCTTAATGTCACTAATACCTATCAATCTGATAATAACGTAACTGGAGGTAGGGGTTTGCAATCCGCCGAACAGTCAAGGCAAGCTTCTATACAAAGGGCCATAAATACCTGGAAAAACAGTCATAGAGGAAGGTTTAGTGGAAGTGTAAACATCATAGATTATGGTACTTGGACTACTGTAAAAAGAAGGACTTTTAGATATAATACTCCTGAGCAGAGGGGTGATACTTATACCCAAGTAACCGAAAAATGTAGGTTAACCGTTCAGGTATATTGTTTAATGTCTAAACCATATAAATATCCTCTTAGCCGTTTGCTTGGAGAGTATACTTCTAGTGGTAGCGGTAGTGTTAGTAATCCTTTAGCTGCAATGCAACAGGCAGCTGCTAATATAGGTAGAGGTAAGAAAGAGAAACAGTTACAGGCTACAGTTAGAGTAGTTGGTAATCCAGAACTTGAATCTACTCAACAATTCACTCTACAGAATGTAGGTAAGAAATACTCTGGAGTATGGTACATTAAGACAGTAACTCATGTATTCGAACACGGTCAAGGATATACTTGTGACCTTGAACTTTCTAAGCAGCAAGGTAAATCTAAAGTTAGCGGTACTAGTGATGAGATAAATACTCGTAACTATACTTCTAGCGGTAGCGGTACTACTTCTAAGAAAGGCAGGCCAAAAGCAAACAGGGTACCTTCAGATAATTATACTTATCAAGACGCCATGAATGAGCAATGGACTGCAGAGGAGTCACTTTACATCCAACATGCTGTTATGAGTCAGCCAGATGAAACTTCTGCTAGAAGGGTTTTGGAAAGAGAAGCTTACAATGTGGCTGATAAGAATAAGTACAACCATGATAATCAGGCTAATACTCAAGTAGTAACTATGGGTAATGGTACGGTAAATAGGAATTACTCTTATAAATATCGTGGAGTTCAAAGGCAAAAGGTAAGACTTCCTAAGCAAGCTTTGGATGTACTGGAAAGTTATAAACGTAATAGAGGAAAATAATTATGGCAGATTTAACTTCACATATAGTTGAGGAAGGCCTTGATTCCGTTGGTCGTTATTATTCTATATATCGTGGAGTAGTACTGAGTACCGATGACCCTATGCAAATGAATAGGGTTAAAGTATATGTACCAAGCCTTGATATAATGGAGTGGGCTTTACCAAGGAATCAACACGGTTCTACCAATTCTGGATTTAGGCTTTGTCCTTTACCTAACTTTAATGACTTTGTATATGTCACCTTTGTTAATGGTAATCCCGGAGAACCCTTATGGGAGTTTCATGGATGGGGGGCTGACCAAATGCCAGATGAATTCCTTGATGAGAACGTATGTGGTATTATCACTCCAGGCGGTACTAAGATACTCATAGATGATGCTAACGGTCTTATTATGATGACTACTAAAAAGGACATGGTCCTGAAGGTAGAGTCTGGAGATGGTAATGGTATTATACTCAATGCAGATGTTATTAGGTTACTGGCAAATGATAAAACCATTATCAATGGTGGAGAAAATGGAGTACCAAACATAGTAGAGTTAACCCAGAAGCTTAATCAGTTGGTACAGGAGGTAGAACAACTTCGTTCCATGTACAATAGTCATACTCATCCCGGGGTAATGGCTGGACCGGCTACTTCTGGGTTAACTCTACTATGTTTGGTACTCCATTTTCTCCACCATTGATAATGGTTTTATCATTTGCCAGTAACCTAATAACATCTCCATTGGGTAAAATACCTTTCCCATCCCCAGACTCCACCTCCGGGCCATTGCCCTTTTTGGTG